AGCGGCGGGATGGGCCCCAAGTCGTAGTCAATGATGCGGTCGTACTTCTCGCCGGCGATACTGCGGACGGTGATGGCCTTGGTCTCGGCCAGCGCGCCGGCGTAGGACAGCTCGACGGCGTCCTCGGCGGTGGCGGGCAGCGGCTCAGCGGAGCGCGTGCGCCACCAGGCCTCGAACTTGGTTCGGGCGTAGCCTGTATGCTCGGGGCAGACCCACTCGGATTGCCATTCGCCGAACTGGACGCGGTAGTCCACGCGCATGGTGCGAGGGTGGTCCTCCGGTGCGCCACGTTTGTGGTGAACGTAGCAGGCGGTCTCGGTGACCTCGTACTCGGTATCGGTGGCCTGGCCGGTCAGGATCCCGGCGTTGCTGGCCTGCGCGTTGTGGCGTTCCTTCTCGGCGGGCGGGAACTCGTGTCCGCACTCCGGGCACGTGGTGTAGCCCGCGTGGATCAGAGCCATGCACTCGGGGCACTCCTTGGCGGGCGCCTCACCTCCGGAGCGACCCGGGGCCTTGATCTGAAGGTCATCGACGGGGCCGTGCCGCAGGATGTTGCCCCCGTAGTCCAGCACGAGGCAGTCGGCCTTGTTCGGGTGCAGGCGGAAGCCGCGACCGACCATCTGATAGTAGAGGCCCGGTGAGTTCGTCGGGCGCAGCATGACGACGCAGTCGATGTTCGGGGCATCAAAGCCGGTGGTCAGGACGTTGACGTTGGCCAGGTACTTCAGGTCACCGGCCTTGAAGCGGTGCAGCGTGCCCTCGCGCTGGAGGCCGGGGGTCTCACCGCAGATGAACCCGCATTCCTGGCCCGATGCCCGGGTGATCGTTCCGGCGATGTGCTGGCCGTGCTGGACGCTGCTTGCGAAGATCAGGACACTGCCGCGATCCCGGGTCAGGTCGACGATCTCCTCGCACGCAGACTGGACGAGGGTGTAGTTGTCCATCGCCGCCTCAACCTCGGCCGGAACGAACTCACCACCGCGGATATGCAGGCTATCCAGGTTGGCCTTGCTCCTGCCCGCACGGCTCTTGAGCGGACAGAGGTAGCCCTGGGCGATCAACTCGCGGACACCGACTTCGTAACAGAGGTGGTTCAGAAAATGATCGGCCTGGGCGATGATGCCCCCCTTGAGGCGGTAGGGCGTGGCGGTCAATCCCACGACGCGAACGTGCGGATTGATGGCCCCGGCTTCGGCCAGGAACTGGCGGTACATGCCCTCGCCGTCGAGGGGGATCATGTGCGATTCATCGACCAGGGCCAGGTCAAACGCCCCGAACTCCTCGGCGCGGCGATACACCGACTGGATGCCGGCGACGATGATCGAATGGTCGGTATCTCGCGAGCCCAGGCCGGCCGAGTAGATTCCGATATCGAGGTCGGGCGCGACCCGGCGCAGCGTGCCGGCGGTCTGCTCGAGCAGCTCCTTCACGTGCGCCAGGATCAGCACCCGACCCTTCCACCGCGTCACCGCATCACGACAGATTGTGGCCATGACAGGCGTCTTGCCGCCTGCCGTCGGGATCACGACGACGGGGTTGTCGTCGCGGTCCCGCAGGTGGGCGTAGACGGCCCCGACAGCCTCGGCCTGGTACGGGCGCAGTGTCAGCGGCGGGGCCTTGGGAGTTGGCAGCAACGTTCCCTGCATCAGGCCTGGCACTCCTCGGGCAGGGGGAAGTGCTCTTGCGTGACGGGGCGAATGACCTGTCGAGCCTCACCCTTGATCCAAGTCAAGAGCACACGTTCGACTTTGCCGTAGAGTTCGCGTTGTATGCGGCGATTTCGCGTGCTGCCGGTGGCCATCAATTGATCGCGAAGTCTGATGATTCCCGCGTCGTGGGCCGATTCGGGCATCCCCGTCGACAACACCCGACAGAACTTGGCAAGCAGGTCCCGGTCCACCGAATACCACGCCCGAGCGATCACGGCGCGGACGTACGACACACCGACCCCCCGTGCCTTGGTCGCCACGTGCGCCGAGGCGAACCGGACGGCCTCGACGTGCTGGGCCATCAAGTCAACCTCCTTGTAGTAGGGCAGCCTACCGGTCGACGAGAGGCCTCTGACCGCATCGCGGAGTGTCGAGGCGTGGTATTTGTTGACACCCTCAATGCCGAAGGCGCCGCTGAGGGTCATCCGATCGACGCTCGATCGAGCCTTGACACCGTCGATCGTGTCGATGCAATCCGGGGGAAGGCCGAAGGACACCGACATCTTGACCGTGCATCCAGACTGTAGAACGGCCCAGAGCCGGTGCTGCCCGTCGATCAGCGTGCCCATACTGTCGAAGGCGATGCCCTGGTGCGTTGTGTTCCACCGCCCGGCCGCCATCTCCTGGGCCAGGCAGTCGACGTGCTTCTGATCGATTCGGCGGTTGCGGACGTTACCCTCCAGCCATTGGGAGGCGAGGTCCGGGCCCACGTCCATGTATGTGGTTTGAATCGTGACGTTACTCTTGTCGTTCGCTTGAGTCATGTGTGGTTCCTTTCATGTTCTGGAGAATCTGGTTCAGTTCGGCTGCGAAGTGACGCATGTATTCCTCGCCGTAGAGGCCCAGCATGCTCTTGGCTGCCTGCTTAGGGTTGTTCAACGGAAGCGATACGGTCCGCATGGGGACCGGTCCACCTTCGCCGTGGAGCTTTCGAGGCCTAAGAGCGCCCTTGGCGATGCGGGGCGACTTGGCCGGGCGCGACTTACGCTTGCCACCGATATTCCCCGTCTTCATCGTGGTCGGCTTGCCCGTCTTGTGATGAATGAATGTTCGCTCACCCGGTTCATACTGCGAACTGTTCGCAGTATGGGCCGACTTGATCCGACGGACGTAGGTGTCGCTGACATGGCATCGACGAGCGATCTCGCGGGCGGACCATGTTGACCATTCATCGTCTTCCAGCAGAGTCAGAATGGCCCGTTGCTTGTCGCTGGGGCCACGGCGCAGGCCATGGTCGGCGTTGGCGCCGACGGAGAACAGGATCGCATCACGTTGCGTGCCCTTGTGGACATCTGCGGGCACGCAGTCGCGTTCGATCCGCTTGCTGGCCCAGTAGCGGTGGAAACCATCAGCCAGCCAGTAGGCCGCGCCATCGAAGAAGACCGTCACCGGCGGCAGACTGATGCCGGTCCTGTAGCATTCAGCGTATTCAGCGACGACATTCTCATCGATACACGTACGGGGTTGCGTTCCGCCGTCGATTCGGATCCGGTCGAGTTGCAGTTTCTTGGGGTCAGTTTTCATTGGTGTGCTCGTTCTCTGTCTCGTGGAGATCGCTCCCGCACAGCGGGCAACGGCGCAGGGGCAACTCGTCGATCCGGATCACCACCTTGCCGCCTTTGACCGACTCACGACGGGCCACGATCAACAGGTCGATCTGGCTGTCATCTTCGTAGATCCCGGCGTGGGCGAGCGAGTCGCCCACGGCCTTCAGCGTGTTGTCCAGGTCACGGCGGCGCCGGTCCGGGGGGAAGGCGTCCATGGCCAGGGCAATGCGGCCACCGGCGGGGGGCTTACGCGGCCCGCCCCCGGCCAGGAGCCCGCACACTGCGGTGCGGTACTCCCGGCCGGCTCGGCTGATGACCATCCGATTGCGCCACTTTCGCCAGTAGTGGTTCACGCTCGGGGGCCACGGCAATGTCATGCGACTCACCATGGGGCACCTCTCACCGCTTCCACGGCGGGGTGTTGTCGCCAACGGGGGCCTGCTGCGGCTGGCCTTGAGCGGCCGCCTTGGTCTCGTAGCCCTTGACCTCGTTGGTGATCTCCCCGTTGTCCTCGCGCTTCTTGCAGCGAACGCTGACGACCAGGGGCAGGTTGTGAAGCTCCACCGAGTCGCGGGGCTGCATCACGCCCACCGCGCGGCAGATGGCCGACAGGTTGCCCCGGGCGATCCGCTGGGTCATCTCGTTGGGATGGTTGATGCACAGCCGGTCCCAGACCTTGCGGCCCTTGCAGTCGCCGTCGAGGACCTCGAACTCGAACTGCAGGTAATTGCCGTCGCCTTTCTTGGTGGGCTTGATCTCGCTGGCGACGATGGCCGCGAGGTACTTGCCCGCAGGCAGGGGCTCGAAGGGGGCGTTGGGTTCGACTTCGTTCGCGTTGAATCCGTTCAGGTCAGCCATTGGGAGTGTCCTTTCCGTCATTGGGGATTGTGGTCATTGCGGTGATGAGGGCCGTCCACGTCAGTGGAAGCTCGGCCGGGAGGGCGTAGCGGTTCTTGGCCACGCAACTGGGGCTGCCGACACAGCGCAGGACGCGCTGCCCGCCATCGTGGCCGAGGCCGGCGGCGGTGGTGCGTTTGCGATTGAAGCCGGCGTCCTCGGTCTTGGTGATGATCTTCCGCGTGGCGAACAGCACCGCGTCGGCCCACTCGGTGACCAGCGCGTTGGCATGCTTGTGCAGGCGGGGTGAGTAGCGATCGTACGCCGAGTGCTCGGGGTCGTCGAACTTCTCGACCTTGGCGTGGGCCAGTGCGATCACGCACATGCCGCGCCGCAGGCGCAGGGCGTCCAGGCCGTTGAGTACGGTGCGCCAGTGCGTCAGGGCGTGGGTGTAGCCCCGGGCGTAGCCGCCGTCGACCTTCTCGATGCTGGCCACGCCATACTGCTCGCACAGCACGTCCCAGATCAGGCGTTCGAGCCAATCGAGGCTGTCGATTACGACGCTCTGGTAGTCGTGCTCCTCGGTGAGCAGTGCGCCCAGCGCGTTGGTCACGTCGGCGAACGCGCCAGCCAGCGGGAAGCTGTCGCAGTCGATCTGGTCCAGCCCGTCCTCGGTAGGGACGAAGATCGGTTTGGGTGCCTGGCTGGCGATGGTGCTCTTGCCGATCCCCTCGATGCCGTATATCAGCAATCGAGGCGGCGAATACCGCTTGCCAGAGTGAATCTGTTGAATCAGTGACATTGGATGTCCTTTGTGCTTGGGGTTTGTGTTTGAGTTCTCTTGGGTGGATGGCCAGCCAATGGCAGGTGCGGGAGTCGAACCCGCGAGCGAAGGGTCATGAACCCTCAGCTGCCCGGCCCTGCCGGAACGTGCCCGGGCGGGTGTAGGGAGTCCGGCCGCTTCATCCGTGTAGGCATCCCTGCCATACGGCACGCCGTCCCGCCCGGGCACCGGAGGTCAGCTACGGGTAGTCGAGGAGGCGAATCTCCTCGTATCCCGTAGGGAATTGGTCGATCTGGATCGCGGCGCGGAGGCGCGTGATGGCCGCCTCGTTCTCGCGCCGCGCGGCGGCCAGCGTGTCGTCGCCAATCCGCCAGACGCCGCAACGGAACGGCTCGGTCTTCTCGACGGCGATGAGGTGGACCGGAACGTACTGCCCGATCGCTTCGGCGAGCACTGCCTGGTAAAAGGCGAGCTGATTGTGGTACCGCCGCCGGCGGGCATCGTTCTCGAACCAGGTCAGATCGCTGGTGGTCTTGAGATCGACTATGCCCTTGCCCGGGTGAGTCCAGTCCAGACGCACTTGGCATGGCGTGCCGCAGTACATTTCACGCACAACCCCCTCGGCGCGGCCGTACAGGATCAACTCCACCGCGGCGTCATTCATGGACACGCCCGTGGCCATCTTCTCGATCAGGTCGACCTGGTCATGCGACAGGACGGGCTTGCCTTGTTCGGTCGCCCAGGCCTTGAACGCCTTGGTCGTCGAGCCGAACGGCTTCTGCGTCTTGGGATTGATGGGACCGCCGAGGGCGAATTGCGTCTTGTACTCGTCGTAGCCTTCGAGGATGCGGGCGTGGGCAGCGCGCCCCACGAGCATCGCGGGCGTATCGTTGTCGCTCACCAAGCCCAACTGCTTCTTGCGGTACAGCCAGGGGCAGGCCATGAAGTCCAGCAACTGGTGGCTGGAGAGGTGTTCGCTGGCCTTGGCGTGGTACTCGTCGGCCGGTTCAACGGCCAACACACTCAAGTCGATCTGGATCTCATCGTTTTGCGGCATATCGGACTCCCGTGACGCCGGCGACCATCGCCTGCATCTACAGTGCTTATTGCCGCAGAGCCCCCGGATTCAGCGGTGCCATCCAAACTCACATGAGCCTCATGTCACCGGTGTCACGCCCTCACATGAGGCTCATATGAGCCGTTTGGCACCGGTGCCATCCTCATGTGAGCCTCACAATGAGCCTCATGTGAGTTTGCCCGCTCACATCCATCGATAGATACGTGTCACCGGTCTCGCCGTGACCATCGCCTTCAGTCGTTCGGGACAGGCCCGGGCGCGAACGAAGCAGCGGTTGCGGAGACCCGGATCATGGAAAAGAGTCGAATCAGAGAGCTGTATAAGCAGTACGTCGGGGCGATGGAGGATTGGCAAATCAAGCTGGTGATAGGGCGGTTGAGGCACTTTCGGGTGCCGCCGCAGGCGTGGGGCGACATCGCGCAGGAGTTGGCGATCGTCGTCCACGAGTTTCACTTCGATCCAAGCAAGGCCCACGCCGCCAGTGAGAAGACGATCCTCTGTCGAGCGATGGATAACCGCATCCGCATGCTGGCGCGGACCAATGCCCGGCGCCTGGCGTGCCTGGACCGCTTGGCCGAGATGGCCCAGCCGGTCGAGGATACCTGTTTGCCCGAGGACGCCTCGGTCAAAGACGAGCTGCGACAGATCATCGCCACGCTCCCCCCGCTGCAACGAGAGATATGCCACGGACTCATGGCTGGCGAGAGCCTCCTTCAGATCGCCAAACGCACGGGCCGCGCCTGGACGACAATCAACCGTCACGTCCGACACATCAGCAAGGCCTTCGCCGAAAGGGGGCTCGATCGATGGTTTGCATGAATACATCCTGCGCGGTGCCTCCCACGGTCGACGGGAGACTGGATGAACTGGCCGGAATCCTCGCCCGTGGCGTGCTTCGCGCGGAGGCAAAAAAGAGTGGTTGTGGCCGGAAAACCGCCTTGAGCTTCCCGCCGAAACGAGGCTCAGTGTCACCGGCTCCGACGGACCAGAAGACAACGAGGTGACACGATGAAGAAGACCGTGTTGAAGCAGATCGACGAGCTGAACCGCATGTCGATGGCCGAACTCCGTAAGCGGTGGCGTGATCTGCTGGGGACCGACCCCGGCAGGTTGGGCCGGCAGTACCTGATTCGCCGCCTGGCGTACCGCATCCAGGAACTGGCCTACGGCGGGCTCAGCCGCGA